TTTTTGTGGTTTAGCTATTAGTGGCTATGGCTATTTAGTATTGGCTATTGGCATTGAAGTTTTTGTGGTGGTAGGTTTGCTGTTAGCTAGATTCTGTGTGGTTGGCTTAACACTTAAAACTAGTTCAAAAGCTAGTGTTTTTTACTTTAGCTTACTGTGTTTTTGTTCTGCGTAGTTTAGGAGGGGTTTAAGGAGTTTAAAATTTAAAAGAGTGCAAATATATTAGAAAAGAATAAAAGTGTCAGAAAAGCTTGTTTCTGTCACATCTGGAGCAAGTTTGACAAAATAAAAAAGCTAGCATTGGAATTTTAAACCATAATGCTAGCTGTTTTAATTACTTAAATATATTTCTTGTAGGAATAACTATTTTGCTTATAATATTAACAATTGTTTTTATTATCTTTTCAATGTTAGGATAAAGCAAAACGAAAGCTATTAAATATATCCACCAAGGTATTACTATTTTCTTAATATATTCATCTACACTTTGTTCAAACGTTTTTTCAGATTTAGTATCAGTAACTTTTTCTTTTTCTTTATTTAAAGTTTGTGCTACTGTAAAATCTATAACCCATTGTTTTAATTCTTCGTTATATTTTGAGTTATAACTATTTGTGCCAGAACTTTTAGATATATTCATTTGTTTCATCATAGAATTAAACATATCCATTAATTCTTTATTATCAGATTCTGGAACGTTTATAACAACTCTATCTTGTATTGCTTCAGATGTTCTTGTTGTACTTATTTCTTTATTATCAGTTTTAACAACTTCCGTAGCATTTGTTACAGTTTCTTTTTTAACAACTTTACCTAAAGTACTGCAACTAGATAATGCCCCAAGTAAAACAGTTATAAGTACTATAAATGTTATAAATAATCTTCTTTTATTGTCTTTTGATATTTTCATAATTTTATATATTTTTATATTCATGTTTTGCATCAAAAGATGGACATTGTTTTAAATTTGTAAAATCTCTATGTCCAAAAACATCAATGTTTGTATAAATTCTTTTTAATGTTCCAATAAGATAAACTAAACTAACTTTTTGAGCAACAGTTCTTGTATCTATTCCTTTAGCCCCTCCAACATAGCATATTCCAATAGAATATTTATTTTCTCCTTTAGTGTGAGCACCTACAGTTTCAATATCTCTACCAATCTGTATAGTTCCATCTAATTTAATTAAAAAATGGTAACCAACATCTGACCATCCATTTTCTTCAACATGCCATCTTCTTATTTCTTTAATATCTACATCTCTTCCAGCTGGAGTATCTGAACAATGTACTATACATTTATTTATTTTTCTCATCTTTATTTTTTTTAAATTCACATTCAAAATCACAAGTTTTTATTCTTGCTATTAATTCTTTATTTTCTTTATCTAAAGAAGCTATTTTCTTTTTATATTCAACATTTAGATTTACAACATTCTTGAATCGACCTTCTAAAATAGTATAGGCTGAATTTGCATTATCTAACATTTCTTGAGTTTCATTTAATAGACTCTGTGTATTGTCTAATTGCTCCCTTAAACTTTTTAATAGTTTTTGAGAAATATCAAAACTATCATTCAGATTATCTAAGTCAATATTAAACCTTGTTGATGTATCAATAGCGTGTTTATCTTTTCTTGCTTGCCAACCTATAAAAAATCCTGCAATTCCCATTATAAAAATACTTAAAGTTGCAAAATCTATTTTTTTAAATATTTCAATCATTATTTATTTGGGTCTTATTTATTTTTAATTATTCTGTTTTACGTTCCCAAACTGTTACTCCAATAGCTACAAGACCACTACCTAACATTCCCCATATCATTTCAGTAGGATATACTGGTAAAGGTTTTTCAGTATAATAAGAATGAACCCAAACAATAAAGTAAAGTATATTCATAATCATACCAATCCATATAAGCCTATTTGCCCAAACACGCTTGATACTTATTTTCCCGTTTATATCTTTTAGATAATCTTGTGCCATTATATTAATCTAATTTACTTTTAACTAAATATTTACTGATATAATAAAATGTTGCTGGTAAAAAAGCTATACATTCCGCCCAAAAAAGGCTGTACCATTTAAATACAAAATGACCAAGCATTCCAAAAATTATTAGTACGCCTAGGGGTATTGTGTATTTTCTTAAATGTGCTGGCGGTTTGTACATTAACTTAAATGTGGTGCCTGCAAAAAATAATACTGCAAATATGTTATGCGTTGCTGGAAAATCTTCGCATCTAAATGCTGCAATACCTATTAAACTAATTGCTAAAAATATGTTGAATTTATTGTTGCTCAACACATCTTTTACAGCAAACATAACAGCTATTATAGTTAACAATATTGGTAATATTTGAGGTTGCGGACTATGTGCATACGCACTTATTGAAGAAAGCACTACCCAGTTATTTGATGCTGTTAAAATAACTGGCATTAGTAACGACAAGGCAATTATCCAATAATCGAAATTTAAAAGGCGGTGTGTTATGTTTGTTGGTAACATAGTTTTTTATTTAAAATTTTCTATTGCTTGTTTTAATTGCTCTGCTTCTTCTGTTTCAAAACTAAAAGCCTTTAAATTCTCAATATCATTAGTAGCTAAATAAGTATCTAAAGCATTGTTAATTCTTGTTTTTGTAACTTGTAAAACTGCTGATAATTGTTGTAAACCGCTTGGTACACTTCCTGCAATTAAACGTGGTAAAGTTGCTTCTGCTAAGTCGTTTGTAAATTGTTGAAACACTTGTTTACCTTGCTCAATTAAAGCATCGTATAATTGTTGTGCTGTTTGCTGTGGAATATCAATTACATTATAAGTAAATGTTCCTCTTTCCAAATCTATAATACCATTATCTAAATTGTAATCGATTTGTTGAAGTTCATTAATTTCTGGCTCAATTATTTCTAAAAAACCAAACTTTGAATGTAAATTAAATCTAATATCAAAAGCTGTTATATTATTATATATTCTTGGAACTTCAACAATAGTTCTAATATTATTTACTATTTTTAATTTCTTCATTTTAGTATATTTTTGTTATTTTAAAATTGTCTATGAAATAATCTCCAGTGTGTCCTCCAAATCTGTATAATCCACATTTATAATTATGACTTATACCTCCAGCTGGTAAATCAAAAGAATGAGAACCTACACCTAAATAACTTGACATAAAAACAATATTTGTCCCTGCACTTGAAGTGATGCAAAATCTAACTCCAGCACCACTACCAGAAATTATATCAAACGTAATTCGATAACTTTCATCTTTTTTACAATAAGCTGTTTGAGTATTAATAATAGCTGTTGAATTTGGTCCAGTACCTATGGATTTTAATTGTCCTCCTTCAACTGCCCAATGCACATCATCTACACCAACTATAATAGTTGTTATATAATCATTCCAACCATTTGAACCATCAGATAAATCACCATTAACAAAATCAACAACAACTTCTTCATCTGGTGCTTTAACTGATATATAAACTAATTCACTACCAGGATTTCCATTTACACAATGTAATGTAAATTCATTCATTATGTTAGGCGTTGGACTACCGCCAATAAATATCCAATAAGAAGGAGTTACAATAGAGTGATTCTTAGGATTAACAAAAAATTGAATCCTTTTTGATGTAGTACCTGTTGGTAAATTTATATCGGATAGCGTGATAGTTTCTGTTAAATCATCTCTTACAAATGTCTTATTTGGGTCTGCCCAATTTATTACATTAGACACTCCCATTTCTACTCTTTCACTTGCTGTTGTTCCACTACTTGCATTTATTAGGTCTAAAACTTCTTGACATAAACTATCTAAACATACGCTTCCAGGCGTTATAGTAACACCTCCAGGTGTTGTCGCTGTAGGATAACGAGTTATAAGTTTTATATCGTCTATTCTAAAGTTTATACGTTTTGCAGATTTCTCCCATACTTTAAATTTTATTTCATCAAAAGGCAATTCTTTATTTCTATTTTCTACATTTAAAGGAATAGATAAAGGCTGTGGCTCTAATGTTGTTAAAGAAAATCCTTTTTGTGCGTGCCTTAATCCAATAGCTGAATTAGGTAATTGCACATCGTTTTTCCAAAATGAAAATAAAAATATAATCTCATTATATTCTGTTGTTAATAATTCATCTAATTGAATAGTAACAGATAAATGTGTATTGTTACCAAAAATTCTGTCGGCAGGTGGTAAACAACTTAAAGTGGCTGGTGTGCTGTAATTTCTAAATTTTATACTTCTTGTAGAACCAATTATAGGTTCAAGTTCATCGTTAATTGTAATATCATCGTATATATCTGTAAGCTCGGTTGTAATTGCGTATTCTCCACCAACGTGCGTTCCGCTTTGCGCATAAATAATATCTTCTAATACAACACCTGTTTCAGTTTCAGGGTCTAACGGCTCTGTTGTATTTGCTTTTACTAAAAATTCTCTAATAAAGAAATATTGAGCTGGATTTATATTTTCTTTTAAAACATTTGGCAATACAACTATAACGCCTAATTCATCAGCTACAACGCTATAAGTAGTATCTACTGTTGGAGCAGTTAAAGCTAAATCTTTTGTTTGTGGTAATGCTGTGTAAATTGTAGGGTTTAACTCTAAATAATAGTTATATGCAAAGGCTCTAATTTTTAAACCTCCTGTTAAACTCCAAGCATCAGCAGATGTTGTTGCGCTTGTTCCATCGTTATTACCACCTGTACCTGTATCTGTACCACCGCCACTATTAATATTTGCTAGTGCTTCTAATATTAAATCTTGAACAATTTTTAATGTAGCTGGGTGATAGTCTGATGTTGGAGTATAAGGTGTTGTATTATTTAAAGTTAATACATTACTTAACGTTGCAATATCACTCAACAAAGCTAAAACTCCACTCTTATCTTGTACTTGTATTGTTCTCTCTATATTGTTACTTATCTGCGACAAATCAAACTTCAATTTCCTTGTTTGGTTAGTAGAGTTTAGGATTTTAAATGTTGAATCTAAAAACTCTGTTGTTGCTCCAGATATTGACAAACCATTAATCTTAGATAAAGTCCCGTTTGTCCAAGTTGCTGATGGGTTAAAATATCTTGTAGTTGTATTTATTGCAGTTGATACAATTCTAGCGGTTTCAGTTTCTAATAATGGTCTTGTATTTGTTATTGCTCCGTTTACTCCTACGTATTCAAGTCCAGCTGTAAATCCTGTGCCAGTATATTTACCTTGTGCTAAAGCTAATTTTTCATCATCAGCGATACCAGACTCTGTAATTAATCTTAATTCTGTTGTGCAAGTTGTTTCACTTGTATTTGACGCTTTGTAATATTTACCATCGTTTTTCAAATAAACTAACTCACCAGCTTGTAGTGTTTCGCCATAAATAATACTGTCCATAGCTAAAGAGCCATCAACTAAACTTGGCGTTTCACCCCCGCTCATTAATTCTGCAATAGTAGTATATACTGTTTGACCAGTACTAACTCTATACAAAGCTATTTTATCTTCTGTATTTAATGTTCCAGATAATGGTTGTAAACCTGGAATATTTTTTGACTTATCAATTAGCGACTGTATAGCGCTAAATAATTGTTGATTTATTTCGTTTTGTGTTGCCATTCTAAGATTTTATAAAATTAGTTCCATCTGTAATTATTTCTGGAATATTGGTTATACTGTTATCTGTTAATTCTCCGCTGTCACCTAACGCTGGGTAATCTGAACCGCTATAAGAATTTCCGTATTTAGTTGAGTAATTTTTATTTGTTTTAAGCATATCAGCTTTAACTGAATACATATTCGTAAATCCTATTTTTTCAATATCAATATCAGAATCCTTAATATAGCCTATATCGTTTATATAAACAAACTTAGAAGATAACGCTATGATTAGTTGCTCTGCCATTAATCTTGACCTAGCATCAAATTCAAAATTCTTAATAAATCTAACATCTGAATCTATAACACTTGCTGAATTGTCTTGTAAATTAATAACTGATTCCTGTTTTGATTTTGTTCCATAATCTACAAAAGGCACTCTTATAAAATTCTCTTGACCAAATTTATAAAAAATATCTCGGTTATTGTTATTAAAATACCTAATTCCTAAAGTTTGGTTATGTTTAGTCTTTAAATCTATATTTTCGCTCTGATGAATTACTGTTCCATTTATAGTATCTGTATTAGTAATTACTATATCATAAATTGCCTCGTCTAACAAACTCCAATCTATTGTAAACCGATAACATTCAAACGGTAATATATTGTAAGTTGAGCTGACTTTAACTACACTTGGCTCTGTATCTGTATAATTATATTCCACAATAATAACTCGCTTTCCTATTGAGTTATCGTAAAACACATCTAATATTCTACGAGTTCCTATTCCTTCAATATCTACAAACTCACCTAATAAAGCAAAGTCTGGTAGGTTCCCAGCTAAAGTATAAGGCTTGATAACATCTCCTGCTTCGTCATAAATATTGCCACTTTCAAAATAAATTCTTGTTTTATTTTCTGAATACCTATCTATTATAGCATCCATTGATGTAAATCTATTTAGATTTGAAGTTAGTTTAGTTACAACTATCGGAGTTTCTGTTAAATCATCTTTTCTTAATACTACATCAATATTTTCAAAATTACTTTTTATTTGTATAGTTGTTGGTTTATCTGTTGTATTAAATAAAACCATGTCATCGCAATAGTTGATAATATTTCTATCTTCAAAACCTAAACTATTTTCGTCATTTTCAAATGTATCTATGTTATCAATAACCTCTCTAATTACAAATGGTATTGAGTTAGCTTTTGATATTTCTAAATATGGGTTTATAGTACCAGTAGAGGTAACTTCGTAACTTTTAGATTTTAAACAACCGAACTGGTCACGAACGTACATTGTTCCGATACCTAATGGTTGTCCTGTAAAACTACTATTGGCAAACCAATTTACATTATCTAATGAATACTCTAAATTTAAGCTATTAGCATTTAAAACATCTACTTCTATTGTAGCACCTATCTGCTGTGTGTAAATAGAAACATAAATATTTTCCTCAGCTAAAAAATCATAATAATAGGTACCAACCAAAACTTCAACATCGTTTACATCAATAATTTTAACTACTTGTGATATACCTCTAATTAAAGTTACTTCTTTTAAAGAATTTGGAGTATCTACTGTTGTTATCAATCCATTTACAGAAACTGATTTTATAGGTTCTGTTGCAGTTATACTTAAATCATAATAATTACAAATATCAGTATTCGCAGATTCAATAGCTGAAACTAAAGCAAACGTTGTTGGTATATAATTTGTTATAGTAGCTGTTATAAATAAATCATATCTAAAAAATTCAAAAAATTCCCATTTGTCAGTTTTACATTTTATTTCAACAGTATTAAATATACCTGTAACAGAATTAACAACATTAACTTCGTATACACCACCAATATTATAATCTATATTGAAATAATTAGCAAATTCTAACGCACTAGCTGAACCATCATTATTTGTTGATTGAGGTGTATTTAATTCATAATTTTGAGTCCTTATAGGTTTGAAGGTTTCTATCAATAATATATAGCTACCATCACCATTTATCACTTTTCTTTTAAAAGATACGAAATTGTCGTTAACACAATCCTCACCGAAAGTTATTGTTATTTTACTGAAATCCATATTATATATAATTTATTGTCATTCCTATATTTTGTGCGTAAACCAAATCAGCATCTGGTTCTCCATTATTTATTGTAGCCATTGAATTATGAATATTTATTACACAATCCTTATTAGCTAAATAGAAAACATTTGTCATAACTGCTGGGTCACCTAAATCTACGCATAAAGGTATATTAATTAATTCAATATTAAAACATCTGCTAAAAGTATTCGGTACAAGATTAGTTATTACTGGTAAATCAGCAGTTTTTAACCATCTGTTATAATAGAATGCTCCGGTACTTGATGTTGCATTGTGAGTTGTACAATTAGGTAAACTTATATGTAGCAATCCATTAGCTTGAAAAGAACTACTGTTTATCTCAATAACACCATTTAATTGAACTTCTTTAATTGAGTTTGCCCATAAAAATGCCCCATGTCCTACCTCTTCCATTTTAGAGTCTAAATCTATATAAGAAGTTATATTACTGTTCAGTTTAAATGCGTCACTTCCTAAAGTATATTTTTTAATAATATAAAAATGTACATCATCACCAACTACTTTAAAATTAAATATATCAGATTCTAAAACACCTATTTTTGCAGCCACTTGACCTGCTGAATTTATTTCAGTAGATACGCCACCTATGATAGTGTTTACACTTGCTGTTCCGTCACTTGAACCATCGTATGCTTTTTGAAAAGTTAAACTACCGTTTCCTGTTGGGTCACAATTCAATAAATAAACTTTTTCCTTGTCACCATACTCATTTATTATTTGCATTTTAAAATAATAATTAGGAACATCCTCATAACTATTACCTATTTTAATTCTAGTAGTACCTGTTATCCAATCCATTAAATCGTAATCAATATTATGACTACAAGTTATTATTTCTGGTAATAATTTAGGTCTACTTAAATCTCTAACATAAACATTACTGCTTTCAGATAATTCTTTATCTTCATTTTTAATTAACATTGTTAAAGTATCATTTGCTTTAGAGCTAATATGCCTTATTTTTTTTATCAAGTATGGCATCATGCCTGATGTAAATACCCAAGAATGTCTTTTCATTAAAACTCTAGGTGTAAAAAACATTCCAAAAAATGTATCAGGAGAAAAAATACCTGTTGGAGCTTTTGTTAATCTATCCCACCAGCGCTTTTGTGTATAACTTAAATCATCTTCATTTTCTTTTTTTAAGTCTAACCACCAAATACTATCATCTCTTTTAGTATCTTCAGTTGGAAAATCAGATTGTGGTTTTCTCCTTGTTATTTCTAACCCGTAATCATCTGACCTTATTTTAGATGTTCTAACGTATTTATTTGATGATTTTCTAATCGGTGTTACAAATTCTGCTGTTGTATTCGGTTCATCTAATCCTAATTCATTTTCATAATCACCACCATATTGATACCCTAATGTTAGTCCGCTAAAAAATAAAGAGGCGTCAACTTTTCTGCTTACATTTGTTACTTGATTCGGAAACTTTACTACTGTTTCATTTTGATAAAAGTAACCTAATTCTTCTAATCTTAGCCTTTCCTTAAAGTTTATAGTTTCAATGCCTATACCTGTATTTCCAATAGCTTTTAAGCTATCTAAAGTATCTTTTAATGATATTGTTAATGATTTATATTTTTCACTGCCTTTAACAAACCCTCTAGCCCACCAACCACTTATATTTCCTATAAGCCCAAAATCACCATTTTCTTTATAAATTTCATTGCCATTATTATCTAATAACTCTTTACGACCTAATAATTTTGAATAAAAAACATCATTTTTACCTGTTATAATATGCATAAGTCGATTAATCAAGTCATGTGTAAAAACAAATTTCATATCTACACTTCTTTCAAAAAATGACTTCTCACTTGCTATAATATTAAACCTATTAAATTTAAGAAATAAATAATCACCGTAAGCCATAAATGCGTAACCGTCATTCCAGTTTTTATCTACAGTTATTATTTTAACTACTGAATTTTGCTCTGCCGTAGGGCTTGATTCTGTTCTAAATATTATCCTTTCTTCTGGAACTTCATTTTCTCTTATATATGTAGCAGTCGGCTCATCGTAAGTATATTTTACCAACACTAAAGTAAAAGGATAACCATCACCTACAACTTCTGAATATGACCTCGCTAAAAAATCAAGATTAAATCTTAACTCAATTTCTCTATTAGGCACTTGTGTTTGCTCTCGTTGCAGCATTAAACTTGAAGCATTAATATATTCACCAATTCTATTATAACTACTATCTAAAATCATAGACCATTTCGTAGTATCAGTAAATACATTTATTGATGAAGATATTTTTTGACTAAGTAATGTTATCTGTACTATTGGTGTTTTATCAAAATTATAACCCCATTGGTCAGAGTCTGAAAAATCAGAAAGTTCGCCGCTTAAGAATAAATCCCTACCCTCTAAAGTAACGCTGTTAGTTTTTAATTCCCCTATATTAGCACCGTCTATTGATTCCTCTAAATCTATTTCAAACTCATCGGATTCGTGAGACTTAATTAGCTCAGCTAACTCTAACGAATTGAAGTTTAGGGTTAATTGTTGGTCTTTTATTTCTTTCGTGCTAAAATCTCCTTTAGCTCTATATCTAAAAACCCATTTAACATCACCGTTAACTTCTCGTAAAACTTCTTTTCTTATATAAAGATTTGTATTTATACCACCTAACTTATAAGAATTTTCAATATAATCTAAAGCATCATCTGTAAAGCTAAGGCTTCCAGTATAGTTATAAAATATTCCGTGGTAATCCTTATGTCTATCTAATTTAAAGTCATCATCTTTCCAGCCTATCGGTTCTGAATCAAGATATAATGATTTTAATAATACATCAGACTTTAGTACATATCTAACGTCGTTACTAGGTACGTTTCTAATATCTCCCATTTAACTCCATCTTGATAAACTATCTCTATAACCATTATCACGTTGGTTATTTATTAGTTTAATATTATTATTAATCTTAGCTTTTTTAAATCCTTTATCTATAGAATCTTCCATAACTCTACCTAAAATATAAAGTTCATTTTCATTTATTTCACTTCCATTTGTTAAAAGATTAATTGCTAACATATCTTTTGTCATTGCTTCATAGCTTGGATAAACAGTATCGCCTTTCTTTAAAGTAACTATAGCATTTTTTTTATCAGTAGAAAGTATTTTATTACCTCTTTTTATATACTCTTTATTTTTACCATCGTTAATCATACCTATATGGTCTTTATCAGCTTCTTCTAATCCATCTTTATATTGTGGTATAGGTTGTGCTAATACAGTAGCTGTTTGTAATGCACCTAACGCTATTATAACAGGAACCATCCATGGTTGAGCTAATTTAGAAGACACAGCTACAGCTGTATTAATAGCTATATCAACCAAAGCTTTAGCTTTTTCAAATTTAGCTTTTCTCTGCTCCTCTTTTAATCTTTTTGCTTCTAATAGTTGTAATCTTTTTTCTCTTTCTTGTTCTAAGTTTTTTATAGTTTGTTCATTGCCTTCTGCTAATTCAATTTCTCTTTTATACTTCTTTTCAGTAGCATCCATTTCAGCTTCAATAAACTCAATGTTTCTGTCATATAACGCTACGCCTAAATTACCTATAGCTTCAGCAAATTCTTTTATATAATCCGCTATTTTACTAAATTTGTCCTCTATGTCATCAGTATCAATACTTAACAAACTACCTTTAAGTATATCTATTTGATGTCTTAATTCTTCTGTATTTCTACCCATAGCTTCAGCTATCAGTAATTGAGCTTCAGCTATCATTATAGCAGTTTTTATCTGTTCATTAGCAGATTCTACTTGTAATTTTTTTATATCTTTTATTATTTCTTTTTTTCTTTTAGCAGTTGTTTCTTCAGCTAATAATTCTTCATTTAACAAAGCTATTTTAGCATCTATAGCCGCTGATGATAATTTTATTTGATCTTCGTTATATTCTATGTTTACTCTTGTTATATCGCTTATTAATTTATCTTGACTATCAACAATTTTTGCATCATACTTTTGTTTTTCTATTAATATCTTTTGACCTCTTTCTTTTTCTAAGTCAGCTAATTGCTTTGTATAATCTTCTTGTAAAACTTTACCGTCAGCAAAAGATTTCTTAAGTGCTTCTATTTCTTTATCAGATTTAGAATTTATAGAAGCAACAGCTAAGTCTTCTTCTAATTTGGCAATTTCTATTAACTTATTAGCATTTTCTTTTAATAATTCATTTCTCTTTTCATTAGATGTTTCTTCGTTTTCTATTATAGCTTCATTTGTTTCTATATTAGCTTTAAGTCTATTAATTTGAATTTGTTTTTCTAGATCTAATACATTCCTTAATGATTTTAATATAACATCATTTCCACTACCTTCTGAACCTTCATTTTTGTCTATTACTTTAAAAAATGATTTAGCAGCATTTATTTTACCTTTCCAATAACCTAAATCTCTTTTAGAAGACAATAATAATTCTTTATTAAAATCAACTACATCTTTATATGATGCGTTTCTTTTACCTGTTTCATTTTTTAATTTTATATAAATAGCTAACTGCTCTTTTGTTAACTTATTATTTTCTAAATCTAATCTATTTAATAATGTTAATTTATCTTCTCTTTCTTGTATTTCTTTATTAACTTTTTGTAATTCTAAACCGTAGTTTGATAAATCTTTAATAGCAAAATCAGTAGCTTTAGCCATTGAATCTCTAATCGCTTTTATTTCTGTTAATTTTTGTTTATTTTCATCTAATAGTTTATTTCTATCAATTAAACTAATTTTTTCATTATTAATTAATTTATTATTTTCTATTATTGATTTATTTAGTGCTTCTATTTTATCGTTATCAACTTTATTAACTTTCTCTAGTTTTTCAGCCATATAGTTTAAAGCATCCGCATAGCTTTCAGCTTGCTCTACATCTATCCATGACTTATCATCTCTACTAAGAATTTCTAGGTAATCTAAAATATCTGTTAAATCGCTAAAAAATTTCATTAAAAGTTTAGATATTCTTCCTTGTCCACTTTCTATAGTGTTTATTAAATTAGTCCAAGCGTTACCTAATCTAATTTCAGCTGCAGCTAGTGTTTCAACCTTTGTTACAGATTCTAATCCAAAAGCTCTTTCTACTTCTTCAGCAAACCTAGGTAAAACATCTTTTGATATAACTTCACCCTTCTTCATCATTTTATCAAGTTCAGCTGTCGATACACCTATTGATTTCGCCATGATATCCATAGCTCCTGGTAATCTTTCACCTAATTGACGACGTAATTCTTCAGTTGTTATCTTACCTTTAGATATCATTTGTTCTAAAGCTAAATATATACCAGTCAGTTCATCTGTTTGTAAACCAAGCACACCAGCTGCTTTTGTCATTGTAGCAAATATCTTTTGAGTATCAGCCATTGACATACCAGCTTCTTTTGCTGCTGTTCTAAATTTAATATATCTATTTGTAGTTGAAATTAATTCAGCTCCGTAAGCTTCTGTTATTTCACGTAAAAAAGTTCTTGTAGTTATAAGTTCTTGTTCATCTTTCAATACTGCTTCCATAGCAAAATTAAAAGCATTCAATCTTTTAGTTAATTCAAATGTACTTTTAGCTAAAGCTATAACTTGTTGAGATATTACATAGAACCCTGCAAATCCAGCTAAACTACCTAATACTTTATTAACTCCTGCAAATCTAAATTTTAATGGTTTAGAAGCATCGTCTACTTTCTTAAGTTGAGCTGCTAATACAGCTGATTTTTTTCTAGCTTCACTAGCTGCTTTACTATATCTACCGTATTCTATAGCAGCATTCTTAGCAGCAGCGTCAGCCTCTCTAAATTTTTTAATTAACTTATCATATGGTCCTACAGCTTTTTTAGCTTCGTCTTTGCTTTTTGATATAGCCGCATCAAGGGCTTTAAACTTATGTATACTAAGCTCAGCCATCTTTTGCATTTTATCTAACCTATCAACCAAAGCATCTGCTCCATCTGAATTTTTAGCTTCTTCTTTTAAAGATTTTATACCAGCTCTAAGCTTTCTAACCTCTTCTATAGCTTCGCTTGCTTTTAGCTCTAATTTCGCCATCTTTACTTAACTTTGCTTTATTAATTTCTTTTATACTTAACCAAGTTGTCACGCTTGTATTTTTAGTATCTATATTTAATCCTAAATTCATTCTTAAATATATAGCTTCTTTCTCTAAGCTCTTTATTAAAAAACTACTATCAATATTTTCATCTTCATCATCTTTAAATAACTTAGTGTATCTTATCTTTTTTATTCTTATCTTATTTTTTAAACCTTTTAATTTATTATTTATTTTTAATATTTGTTTTTTTATATCTCCGTTCTCATCGATGTCGTAATCGAACTCTTTTAATAACAACAAAACTTCAATATTATTATATTTTAGATATAAGTCTATTGTTCTTACGCAATATTCATATTCTATCTCCATTTCAACTATATCTAATTGTAATTCATATCTAAGTTTTAATTTATTGTTATTTGACAATTTAGAGTATTCAAACATTATTTTATTAAAAATACCTTCAAATTCAGATTTCTGCTTATTACTTAGTTCGTGTGAATTACTGTAACTATTAAAATCTTTTATTAAGTATCTGAAATCTTTAGTCTCAAATATTTTATAAAAAAAATATATAGGTAAATCATCGCAACTATTATATATAATCATATTGCGTATATTTTATTATTAATTAGTATCTCAATAGTACTGTTCTGTAGATAGCGAACTGTTAGGCTATTGTGCTGAAAAGATATTAGATACATCACCTAAAGAAATTATTTGCCCTAGGTCATTAATATGTTTTATTATAGCAGGCTCAATGATCGTATAAATTAACAATTCCTGCTCTTGTTCTGTTAATTCTAAAATACTTTCTCCGTACTTTTGTATTAATGATGGCGTTTTGCCGTCGCTTGATCTTACATTAAATATGTAGTTAGCATAATCTACAAACATTCCATTATAGAATAAACCTTCATCTCTTAATGTTATAAATGAAGCTCTTTTACCTTCTGCCCTTTTAACAGCTTCTGTTGATGCAGCGTAATTACCTATTAATTTATTATCACCATCTAAACCGCGTTGATATAATCTGTTTTTTATTAAACCGACAATCATACCTTCTTTAGAGTATATAGCTTTAGATATTATATCGTCAAGATTAGCTTCTAAAGCTTCTAAATCGTTTATATATTCATCTAAAGTGCTCATACCTATAAAAGACGCTCCAACTAATCAGAGCGTCTTAGATTACTTAACAATCATTATATTAAGCAACAGCAGTTTCTAAAATACTTTCACTTCTATATAATATACCATTACTGATAATATTATGTAAATTAAGTGTAGAGTCAAATAAATCAACAGACACTTTATCGCCTAAAGAAATAGCAGGAACTGTTATTGAATATTGACCAGGAATTGTTGCTGATTCAACAACTAGAGTTGGTATAACTGTTGCGCTGTTAACTATTACTAAAAAATCAGCTAGAACTAATCCTTCTACTGGAGAAATCATATCTGCATTTAATACAGCATTAACTACTAGTACAGTATCAGTATCAGCCGGAATAGCTTCGTATGATAATGTTACACCATTAATACCTTGAATATCTCTTGGCTTCCACCCTAATTCTGATGCTCCAAATAATTTATAATCCTTATCCCATTGGTCTCTATCAAGGAACTGTACTATTAATGCTTTAGATTCTGATAAACCATTAGTTTCTTTTTCCACTGTTAATTCAGCTAACACTTGACCAGCTGAAAGACCTTCGTAATCACCGTCTGTTCTTTTCGCTAATTTCCAGTTGCCATCTTCATCGCCAATAGCAAAATCAAGTGCTTTGTATGAAGTTAGTTTTGAAAGCTCACGATAAAACTCGTTACCCTCTTCGAAGGTAAGCTTATATTTAGGCAATCCTTTTAAACCAAGACGCTCAACACCGGACGTGTTTGCGTTCATTGTATCTTCAGAAGACAGTCTTTCAAAATCTTCAGCCTCTGTTAATGGGATATATAACCCAGCTTGAGTTTGAGTATTTATAAAATCAACATTCCATTCAGTTTCTTTAGGTATCACTGTACCTTTTTTCATACCTATAAGATGCTTTGGAGTTTTAAACTCTACAGGGCACCCTAATCTACCGGTATTAGCTTCAGCGCCGCCACACGTTGTTTTTTTATCGGCTATACTTGCTAATGTGCTCATTATGCTTTAACTTGTTTTTTAATTCGTTTTGAATTTAATAAAGTATCAAAAGAGACTTGCGAATCAGTAGCATAAATATCTCCTACTTCGTACTCCTTTTTTCTTATTTTGAATGGAACATTTACTATTCCTTCAAATTTCATTTTCTTATCTTTAATTTTATCTGGTTTCATAATTTTATATTAAAGTTATTGGTTTTAAACATCTGTTACTTATATCGCAATTAAATGTTATCCTCATTGCATCCCAAATAGCTGTTACTTGATTTAATTCACCATCTTCAGCGTGAGAATAATTTGGATATTTAGTTACTCTATAAGTTTCATCTATATTTATTATATTACCTAATTGAAATAATTCTTTTATGTTGTCAAACAAAGGTATAAGTATTTTATTAAAAGTTAATTTGATTCTCTCTTCGTTTAAAGATTCATTATTACCTTCAACAGCTAGTATCAAACTCATATTTTCAATATATACTCTATTGTTATGATGTCTTTCATTATATGGGTAAACTAACCATATCAATGGATATACACTTACTTTAGCATTAAGCTTAAGGAATGCTATTAACTCTTTTTGATCACCATATTTAAAAACAGGACTATAAGTATTGCCGCTATTTTTAATATCACTCATTTCTGGTAGATAATTAAATAGCTCTTGCAGCCTTTCTTCTACGATTATCATTTTTTTAGTAACAGCCATTATATACCGAATTGATTAACTAAATTCCATCTTTTAGGATTGAAATTAGGGTAAGTTGTATCATCTAAATTATTCATGTCGTTTATAAATCTATACATTGATATTTCTTGACCACCATTATAATAATCAACACCATATCCATAATCTTTATAAACTACTGTCGGTGCCTTATAACCACCTTGAACTCTTTCAATAAACTTATTAAAAGCTCTAGTTATTTTAGGCGAAGCAGATACTCTAGTAGCATTTTTAGATTGCTCTTGTTCATTTCCAATATTACCTCTTGTTATATTGTAATCGTTTTCAAAAAACACATAAACATAATATGCTAAAAAACTCCTATTATATTCTTCGCTGCCAGCACTTTTCCATCTTATTCCTTCCCATTTAATTGTATCACCATCGCTATCTTGATATTCTTTACCATTAAGTAAATCATCCCATTTAGCGTCAGCTGATGCTTTTAAACCGTTTGCTTGTGAATCATCTAAATTAGATATAAATTCAGTTCCTAATTTATAACCTAAAGACTTAATTAATGCGTCACGCTCATAATCTTCAATAAAATCCAATAAAGATTGTTCTACTTGCGTATTACCATCAGTTATAGACGGTTTAGCATGTGGAATATATATCTCTCCTGTATAAAATGAATTTTTTGTGATTGACATTAGTTAAGTCTTTAATGTTTTTAATTAGTCTTTTTTTATAACTTTAATAACCTTAGTTATTTTACCAAGCTTATGTGATATTAAAGCATTGGCTGTTGATTTATGCATCACTACAGCTTCATCTTTTTTTCTAGTTCCGTGATCTTTCCCAAAAGTAAACTCAACCATACCTGTTGGTATTTCTTTTACTTCTTTTTTTATTTCTTCTGCCATTTTACAAATTTTTAAAAATTAATTAATTAGTTTACTATAATGCAGTTATAGCTGTTTTGATAGTTGCTATATCATCATAAATGAAAGCTTGCTGATCAAAATTCTTAACAAAAGCAAAGAATCTAGACTCTCCTACCATTGTAAACTGGTTAGTAATAAACTGTTCGTTAATCCATCCAACTCTAATAGAGAAAGGAATATAATTTGCAACATTATATTTAGTAGCATCAGCTACAAATATTTTACCAGAAGGAATTTTAGCCCAAGGTCTGATAGTAACACCACCAATTGTTACAGTATTGAACAAACTAGCTTGTGGATATAATGGAAGACCATTACCATCTTTAGCTGATTGAAATTCAATAAAGAAATCAACAGGGTTAATTAATACAATATTTGCTTTATAAGAAGCTTCGTTGATAAAATTATGTGTTGTGTAAATATCTGTAATACAAGCATTAACAACATCCATAAAATTAGGCGTAGCAATAGCTGTAGCCATCGAACCAGCAACAAATGTTCTACCGTACTCAGTAGCTCCTTTTGGATTCTCTAACAAACCATCACCAAAGTAACATCTGTCAACCTTGAATAAATCATGTTGTTTTTTCAAGTACTCTTTAGCTACAGATAATAACCTTGGAATATCAGTAACTGATTCTTCAGATAATACCTCATGAGCAGCTGCTTTTTTAGGAGTAGCATATCTGTTTGACCATTTAAAGTCAATTTGAGGTTTTGTACCAGCTTCAGCAACCATTGCATAATTACCATCTTTTGGTTCTTGTTCAGTATAAGCATACTGAGGTGAGTTAGTAGAAGTAACAGTAAACAATCCTAACATATCATTGTCATTTCTTAAATTGAAATTACCAAGACTTGTATTCATGTTTGCTGGAACAGTCTCAACATCTCCACCGTTTCCAGTTGAAATATCACCAACAGCCTTAGGAACAAATTTAATCTCACCTGATTTAGAGGTTTTGATTCTTTCTAATTCAGCTTTGTTTTTATCATCTAATAAGAATGATTTAAACTGATCATAGATAGTTTTAATTTGTTTTTCTTTTTGAGCTTCAATAAAATCTTCTAGAGCCTGTCCTTGTCTTTTTACAGCATCTATACATTTCTGTAACTCAACTTTCGTAGCTCCTTTCTCTTGAGCTTCTTGAAGAGCTGTTTGAACATTCTCAAACTTTGTCTCCAATTGTTTCAATAATTCTTTGTCCATTGAAAATTGTTTTTATTAATTATTATTTGTTTTTATAGAGTGCACAGGCGGCTCTACAATTATTAAATAGTGCTTTCGCGGCTATTTTATTATTTATTTAAAAAAGCTTTAATAGCCTTCATTTTAGGCGTATCAAAATCTTCGTTATCTTCTTTACGTTTAGTTGAAGTGGTTGGGGTTATCGGATTTGACCCGTTAGGCACTGCAGAGCCTTCAATTACTTTAGCTTCTGTTACAGCCCAAAAATAACCATATTTATCAGCTTCTTCATTATTAACTATTTCTGGATAATATTTATCCCAAGCTTCTTTTTCAGCTCCGTAATCCTCATCGTTAATACACAAAACCAACTTCACATAACGCATTCCAACAGAATGGTTATCAACCAATCCTTTAGCGTATAAATTAAACATATACTCATTGCGTTCTTTTCTTACTTTTGATTGAAATTCAAGAGCTTGAGTTTTACCTTCAGCATTTAAACCTAAATCTTTCCAATTGTAATTTTTAACAGTAGCTATTAAATCATCACCGCTTGATATAATACTTTTAAATTCGTGAGATTTATGCTCTTGTATGTGCATTATTCTTTTATTCTCGCTTAATGATTTATCCCATAAACCAGGAATATGAACATCTTTGTGAGAATCCATAATATTTGTTGTATTTATTACAACTTTAACTTCTATAACATCTTTTTCTAATAAAGACTCTGGAGTTGATTTATATAACTTTATAACATTATCTTTACTAAGTTCAGTATTGTCGATATCCTTTATGACAACGTAATCTAAACCTATACCGTCTGCTTCTTTAGTTTCAGATTTCTTTTGAGATAACAATTGTTCTTTGTTCTCAACTAAAAATGCGTAAAGCTCTTTGTTTGTTTTAAAATTAGGTATATCTAGTTTCATAATATTATATCTTTGTTATTGTAATTCCTCTTTCTGCATTTTTCAACTTATTTCGTCTAATAGCATCAACTTGTTTCCTAGTTAGTTTCGGCGGCGTTGTTTGTTTCTTCTTTTTCGTCTCCATTGTTATTAGATTTTAATTCTTCTAATTTTATAGTAGTATCTAAACCACATTTCTCTAAAGCTATTTCATCAGGAAGACCAGAACTTCTTAAAGCTGTTAAAGCTTTGCCTAATCCCTCT